CGGGTACAACGATGTGGTTAGTGCTTACTAACTTCCTTGATTGGGCGTGATGACCAAGCAACCCGCCAAAGTTAAAGCCCTCTTCGTGAAAGCCATGCCCTACATACTCAATGCTAAAGTTTTTGGCAATGTCATCAGGACAGTACTTATAACCAAAAGATTGAAGAGTGGGCTTCAATATAGCTGAAAGTTGGGCATCCTCATTCCAGCCGTGTATTTCATTGCTGTTCAGGTGCACGATGCCATGCTTGTTACAGGCTTCCAAAAATCTTTTGCTTCTTAGAGAGAAGCCGCCATTCTGGACAACCTTGACAGGCTCTGTTGCCTGTGTCCAAGCAAACTGGAGGTACAGGTTGCCTTCACCAAACGCACAGTGGGATGGTGCACCTATGTAATCGTAATCATAATACTCAGGTTTGAAGTTCTCTCCGTTCAACACCCAACCATCATCTTGGACAACAAGGCAGTAGTCTGTCTCTATAAAGGCGTACAGGCAGTGCATCATGAATAGGGAATACCCAAGGTAGTCTATAGGGTTGCACCGCTTCCAGACTACATTGCTTGGCAGGTTAGGTGGCTCTTCTATAGAGATAAGTAAGCCCTTACTACCAGGCAACTCCTTCATGCTCTTGACAATGGAGGGTATGGCAGATGCGCCGTTGTTGTGTCCGTAGACGGAAACAATGGTGAGTTGGTCATGAACCATACATGCCTATCCTTTTCAAATAATCAGAAACATTTCTACCGACAGCAATCTGTTCAGGGGTGTAAGCCTCTTGTGAGGCACTGACGGCACGGGTAATCTTTTGGGCAATGAGGCGAGGCTGAATCTGTTCGGCATAGGCTACGGCAGCCAACGCAGAAGCGATGACCCTGTCATCCTTGCCACGACCAGGTGCGCCTATAAAGCCGTTCTCCCGCACGATGCCTTTCATTTCCTCTAAGGTATCCATGCTGAGAATGCCCATCATGCCCCGCTCAAAATAATCTTTCATGTACTGCAACATGCGTTCCTTGCTGTTGCTGGTAGTCAGGTATCCAATACTGTTAGATAGGCCACCAAGGGTGTCATTACGCCTCCAAATGTAGTTTTGCATACTGCCAAGCACATCCATCAAATCCCGCCCTGTAGCCCCGCCCATACTGCTTGCCAAGCGTTTAAGGTTACGCAACTCGTTGATGACGGCTTGCCCTGGGCCATTTACTTCTAAGTTCAGGGTTGAGTTCTTGTATGCGCCAGCAAGGTGGGCGATGACCCACGCAAACTGGTAGGTGTTGAGTTCAGAGGTTGCAAACTCAGCTACTTGGTCAAGACCATCCGCATAGCAGCGGAAGACTTGGATACAGAACCTGTCTGCCCAATCAGAACTACCGTAGGCAGGGTCAGCACCAATAACGTAGTAGGCAGTGTCCACAGGCTCTTCCCATACCTTAAGAGTCCCCAGACGCTCTGTAGACTTGAGCACATCTGTGTCTTGAAAGAGTTGACCAAACGCATACCTGTAGTAATCACAGTCTGTCTTCTTACTGAGCTTGGCAGCCTCTGTACAGCGGGTATGTGAGAAGAAGGAACTGCCTGTCATGACAAAGGCATAGTCTTCAGTGGGTGGAAACTCTTGGTACATCAGGGCATCGTCCTTGATACCCTCGTACATTTTCCACCGCCACCACGCCATCTGACGGGAATTGATTTCAAAGCCATACATTTTCTTAATATCTCTGTGCCATTCTTTTTCTTCACCTGTCAGCTTGCCATCCCAGTACACCTTGTAGATGTTGGAGTCAGCAGGGACTTGGTAATACTCGTTACGCCACCAGCCGCAGAAGATTGCACGTTGTGTCTTTGCTCGCTTGGCAACCTTGTACATGTCGTGGAACATGTTAAAGCCTTGAGCCGTACTCTCAAACATGTACAGCCTTTCAGGGTTCTTCTCAGCAAGAGAAGCTATCAATGAGGCCAAGCCTTCTTCGTTACCCCATGAGGCTGTCTCAGTGCCGTGCAAATAGGTGATGGCCTTACCCTGACCCAGACGAGACTTGTTGCCAGCAATTTGGTAGAACAGACGGCTTCTGTTTTTCAGTACCATCTGGTTTCTGTTGTGGGCTACGAGAGGTATCTTATATTCTTTAGGTAGACCCTCAATGTACATGGCAAGCGTTGAGCGAAACATGTCCCGATTCTCTTCTGTATCAGCCACAAGAGTTCCTTGCCAGCCAGGGTGGGTAAACTGCCAATACAAATCAAGAGCAAGGCTAATGGTAGTAATGCCCAACTGACGGCCCTTAAGAATGACGAAGAAGTGAACATCCTCATCTAACCCTTTCTGTATCTCATCCATCACATATGTCTGAGTACCCAACAGAGTACCCATCTTTTTCAAGCCTTCTTCTTTTGTCTCAATCTTGAGTTCAGAACAAAACTTGTAAAACTTCTTCAGGTCAAAGTTCATCTGTCTTCCAGTTGGCGATAGCGTAGCGACAATCCGTCTTTGCACACGCTATAAGTTCCCGAACATGTCTTTCTGAATACCTGCTCTTCCAATCATTCACAAGAGCAATCTTCTCTTCCTTCTTAATGCAAGACGAGGCCTTCCTCATCTCTGCTCGTAAGCGCAAACGGCTCTCCTGTAGCTGCATCCTCAAATCCAACTCTGTAGCCATACGCAACCGCCTTCTCCATCTCTACCGCCATCATGACCATTCTTGCTTCTGTTTGGCAAAGACGAGTAGCCAGAATGCGACATACATTGCGTAACTCATCCTCATCTAACCACAACAGTTCAGTCACATAGTCCTCCATACCCTCACAACATCACCCTCGGTCTTGGCAGTAAACACCCATCCCAACCGCTTACCAGCCCTGTAATTGGCATTCAACACCTTCGCCCTGGCAGACAACGGCACAGTGAAGCTATCCCCTACCTCCATCTCCTCATAAGGGTAGGCATACACCACCCTCATCTTGGGTGCAGGTACACCACTTTCAATATCAATCTCAGTAATCATCCTATCTACCCCTCTACAGATAACCACATACTACAGATAAAAAAAGGGTTAGTCAAGAAGTAACCCCTGACTAACCTTGAAGGCAACTGCTAGAGCATTCGGGAACTAACAGCAACTGCAATATACACCAACACGACTGGGGACTGGTATGTGTTCATAGGGGCTTGCGCCTTGCTGAACGTTGGTACGCCAATCCCCATGCGTGTTGATTGTTGATTACTCGCTGCACTGACTGACCGCCGTTCCGCAATCCCCTGTATCAGCATCCGCTTTCACCAACACGAATGCAGACTGTACAGACGGTCTAGGGCTTCTTCTCTCCCCGTCTACGGCGTAGCACCCTTACGGTCTAGCCCTCAGCCGCAATCTACATGCGTGTTGGAAAACCAACTTTACCAGAAAACACATTTTTTTTATGGGGGGCGAGAAGTGGGGGCACACCATTTCAGATATTCAAACCCATCGCTAAGGCCAAAGGCTAGCGGTAAGGCTAAGAGAATGCGGCCTAGTCCCTAGTCCCTTACCAGTAGCAGGTAGGGCATGGAAAGCAGGTAGCAGGTAGCAGGTAGGGGAAATGTTAGTACATACAAGCACGGGATGTGAAAACCCCATTGTGTCCCCTATTGTTGACCAGGCTAACGGATAGATAACCTATTAGATAAACACAATCTAGATTATATTTAGTGTACTACATATACTAACCCTAGTCTTACTACCGTTGCAGTAACTTTATTACTAGGATATATACTGTATAGATTTACATGAGGGTTATTCCTATGCTATATAAATCATAGAGTTACAAGGGTTGGCACGATTCTATTATGTATATATATGTAAGGCATAGAATTCTAGGCTTTACATTCAATCAACAAACAATGAGGATAGTATCCATGGATAATCAAACAATATACTCTCAGGCTGACTACAAGGGTAATGCAGCCGTTCAAATGACTACCGTAGCGCCTATGGTAGTGCAACAACGTGAAAACCCTCTTAATGACGATTCTAGGGTTATCCGTCAATACTTAGTTAATGACGGTGTATGCGGGTTTGCTAGCGTTACAGTCAAACCCGCTAACAGTAAATTTGCAAAATACTTAGTTGCTAACGGCTTAGGCCGTAAGTCATTCAGTGGCGGCGTAAGTATGTCAGTGCGTCAATTCAATCAATCGTTACAGAAAAAAGAAGCGTATGCGTATGCGTTTGCTAGCGTATTGAATGAGAACGGTATCAAGGCTTACGTAGAATCTAGAATGGATTGATACCTAGTAGTGTAGTGACAGTGCGCTACTGGATTATCAATAGTGATAATCAATCAACTTAAAAGGGCATAGTATGCAATTCTCAATTCAACGCAAACAACTTAAGGCAATGTCACGGCTTGCAGCCACTAAGGACATACGTTATTACTTGAACGGTTTACATGTCGTTCAAGACAATCGTGGCACGTATATTGAAGCAACAAACGGGCATATGCTCGGCCGTTTGCTTGTAGATGAAACACCTATTGCAAACCCTTGCAGCGTGATATTACCGCTTGAATCAGTTAAAAGCCTTGCAGCAACGGGTAAAAAGGGTAATGAGTCATTGTGCTTTACCGTTGACGGT